TGTAACAAGTATTTATAGTTTGCTCCAGATGGTAAGTTCTGTACCCTCATCCATTTTGGTGCTGGTGTCTTAATCATACCACCACTCTTTTGGTCTCCTGCTGCTTCATCTGTAACCCAAACAAGATACTTGTCTCTATCTAAGTTCTCTGTAAACTTTATCAGTTTCTTTATACCAGTAGTGTTATTCCATCTGTGATTAAATAGTAAAATCTTTTTGTCTGTTGTAAATGGAAATTCTTTTGCTCCATCTGGTTTTATATCAGACTCAAGTGGCATGTATACTAACTTATCTTCTGTAGTATCTTTATCAAGTGTCATCGTATGTGACTTCTTATCCCAATTCATACCTAAATAATTTATAGTCTCTGGACAATGGACAAAAGACTTGTAACTTAAATTGATTGACTCAAGTTGTCTGAAGAAACCATCTGGCCATCCAGAAGTAGGACGACTCTTCGGACTATCACACCAGTGAAAGAAAGGAAACGAGTCAACTGTAGTTCCATATCTATCTGTTAACATAGCATTATAAACATTGTATAACAACTCTGGTTGATGTGTAATAATAAAATCTATATCTGTCTTTGAAAAATCAATCGTGTCTAAAAACTTTTTTGAATTGAAATAACCACGATTAAATAAAACACTACCTGCGTAATCAAATGGAAGTAATGTAACATTCTCCCAAGTATTTTCAAGTGTATTGTGAGGTGGGACTAATGCAGTATGATGACACATTGGTAACCAATTGATTGTCTTTTCCATCACTTTCCAGTTTGAATCTCCATGATGTAACCACTTTGTAGACTTCCATCTAACTGGAGACATCACATGAAGAACTCTTCTTCCAAATAGGGGATGGTCTCCCCACTCTTCATATAACTTATTAAATCCCATTTTAAATCCTTAATATCTTAGTTAAATATACAACCATTTTTGTATATAAGTCAAGGAAAAAATGGGGGGATTAATATCCCCCCAATTTGACCTTTTAGAAATTAACACTAAGTCCTAAGTTGAAACTTCTTGGTGTACCAAGAAATACTTCAGCGTTATGAGCAGCGTGAACTTTGTCACCATACCCATTGTACTTAGAGTTATCTACTGCATCTTGGACATAAATGTCATCAAGTGCATTAAACAAATGACCATGTAAGGTCATATCAAGTCCTGCAACCTCAGGTAACTTGTAAGACAAGTGTAAGTCTAACTTACCATAAGATGGAGATTTCCATACTTGTGCTCTATCTGCGTCACCTTCAACTTCACGACTATCTGGACTCCAATCAGCATAGTGATTGTCGTACCATCTGTATAGACCTTGAATCCTTAAACCATCTAATGGTTTTAGTGTAAGACCACCAACATATGATGTTTGTGGCATATCACCAACTTTTAGATTGTTTAATGCGTATTCATACTCTGTAGAAGTTTGACCAATGATTTGGTTATCATCATTGTACTCCATTTCGGTGTAGTCGCCTTTTGCGTCTCCATCAAAATACCAATCTCCGATACTAACTGCTAAGTCTAATTCAACCATATCGGTTAAAGCGACTTTAGATTCAATCTCTACACCTGAGTGTGATTGATTTACACCAGTTAAGTAAATGATATCAGTATCACCAGAGTCTCCTTGACCAGTCGTTACAGACTTGGTAAGGTTTCTATCTTTCCATTGAGTGTTATAATAACTACCCTTAATAGAAACCAACTCACTTCCATATTCTCCACCTACTTCAAACGATGTGAATTTCTCATTATCTGGATTCTGTGAAACATTTCCATCATAATCAATCACATTGTCTAAGATTGGTGGTTTTTGGACATAACCAAGATTAGCAAAAGCCGATAGTCTGTCATCAAGATTATATCTACCACCACCTTTAACTTGGAAAGTAGTAATAGCATCTGCTTCTACAAGTTCTTTTTCAACAGAGAAATGGTCTTTGTAAGTATATCCGATGGTTGAAATACCACCCATACCATAAAGATTAATCTTCTCTGTATCGTATTGACCTTGTAAGAAAGCACCAAACCAATCAACTGTAGTTTCGTTGTGATATGCAATAATGTCACCTAACTCTACCATTTTACCATCAGGTGCATTATCATCAGCGTAGTCCACATAGTAGTCTCCACCGAGTAAATCACGAACTTCTCTTGCGTGTTCAATACCAGCAGTTCTCCAATCAATACCAATCTGAACTTCAAGTTCATCTGACACATCATAGTTCAACTTTGAAATTAAACCATAAGTGTTTTGTCTATTGATTGAGTTTCTAAGGATACCTGTAGAACGATTTCTGTCTGTAGAGAAAGAAGAATCTATATTATTAGAGTTCTCTTCAATCTCTCCATTCCAGTCCCACATCCAAGGGGAACTTGCGTACCAAGGATTTCCTTCTATCGCGGGTTGTCTCTTTACGCTACCATAAGTTCCTGTACCACCACCAGAACCTCCGCTCCAATAGAGTACTGAACTTAACTTCATCTCGTCATTTATATCATAGAAATGATTTAAATTAACAAGAGGTTTATGAAAGAAGTTTTCTCTTTCATTTAACAGATTAGGATTGTGCCTATCTGTTGTTCTTGCTCCATACATATACCAGTATTGTTTACCTTTATATGATGGGTCAACTGGTGCCCAGTTTTGGTTATAGAACCTACCAGCTTCATATTCAAACTTCTCTCCTTCAACATAAGCAGAATCATTGTATCCATCAATACTACCTGCTAACTCTTGAGAGTAAGTTGCTATGTTCTGTTTGTATAGGTTCTGACCATGTCTTTGTGGTGCACCTATTGCATATAACTCAAACCTCTGCTTGTCACTTTGTGCATAACTCGCTCCTGCGTAGTATGCCCATGCGTCTGTCCAGGTTCCGTCAATCAAACCATCACCAGTTTTACGAACAATAGTACCACTAAGTGCTAACTTATCGTTTATTAAACCAGAGTTGTAGTTAAGAGTGGTTTTTAGAAAACCATTCACTCCTACTTCTTGTTTGAATTTACCACCCTTCTCTTGTGCTGCTGGGTCTGTTATTATGTTCATTGTTCCACCGATAGATGGTGTTGCAAGATTAACAGCCGATAGACCTCTTTGCATCTGAATTGAGGAAGTAGCATCTCCTACTCCATCCCAATTAGACCAATAGACCCATCCGTTCTCCATGTCATTTTGGGGAACTCCGTTAATCATAACCGCAACATTTCTTTGGTTGAAACCACGAACATTGATACGGGCATCTCCTGCACCGCCACCTTGACCGGTCGCGTATACACTTGGTGTCGTATTTAGAATCATTGGAATATCTTGAGAACCAAGTCGGATTTCCATTTCTTCTTTTGTGACATTAGTGTATGCAACGGGGGTCGTCTCATCTGCTCTTGAAGCAAGAACCTCAAGTGCCGATAGTGCCACAACATCAGTTGCTAATGCAAAACTGACACTTGACACGATGTCCCCTACACTAATTGTCTTAGTATGAGAGACATAACCAATGAATGAAGCAGTAATGTCGTAAGTACCTGCACCAGTTTCAATGGTGAATTTTCCTTCACCATCAGTAACTCCACCGAGTTCAGTACCTTCAACGATTACATTTGCTCCAACAAGTGGTTCTGAGTTCACATCTGTTACAACTCCAACTACTGATTGTGCAATCAGACCAGTTGTCATCATAAGTAATGTGATTAGATTACGAATGTTCATAATCGTTCTCCTATCATTGTTGTTATGAAATAGACACATTTTTCTACAGGTGTGTCATCTGCCTGTCCGCTTTTAGTAAGTTTAATTTGCATAATCTTGGTCGTCATTATCACCAGTCATAGGTACAATCTCACACGAATCATTGTTACAGAATTTATCTACTTCTGCTTCTTCATGTTTAATAACACCAAATGAAAGTTTACCGAGTTTCTTAACTTGTTTACCATATTCTTTTTCGTCTATTGCTTCATAAGGCATCTGTGGATATGCACCCCAATCGTGTCTTGGTAATAATGAAATACCTTTTAGATGATATTGAAAGTAATTCAATACTTGTGGGATTTGACCACCCTCATTTTCAGGGTCAAAAGTTACGGTACAACTTACTTGATTGTCTGCCCAATGTCGTTGCATAAAAGCTGCTAAAGAGAATTGTTCCCATATGGATAATTCTCCCACAGTGCGTATTCCCTCTCCAACATCTACTGGAACCTCAACAACCATAGTTGTATCTTCTGAACCGAAAGCAGGTTCTATTTTATATTTTGCTTTCTTTAATGGTTCTAATAACTCTGAATGTTTTGATAACCTTATTCTTCTAATGTAAAAACGACTCTCAGGGTAATGTAATCCTGGAGTCGCTCCTGCTAATAGTGAAACAGTGCCACTTGGTTTCACAGAGGTTGTCTTAATTGACTTAGGTACTGCTAACCAATCAGAATAGATTTTATCCCATTCTTGAATAGTAGTGTAACCATCTTCTAACCAAGTTCTTAAATCTTCCATACCATTTTTTGTAATGAATTGTGCGACACCACTAACAGAACATCCAATTCTTCTATTTCTTAACATCACACGATTTGTATCTGACCAATGAGTCTTACCAAGTGTTACCGTTTTTGCATAGAGATAAGCGTATTTTAGTGTTTTCTTATAGTCTTCTAATGATTCATGATTAGCAGGAAATGTTTCTACGAGACAACATAACTCATATGATTCCAGAGATTGTTCCAAACAAGGATTACCACCTGCTACTCTGTGGTCTTTCCAATCTCCACCATTCTTCATACGAGAATACTTCTTCATATTGTCTAACCATGCTAAACCTGGTTCACCATTATCTACAATTCTTTTTGCTACATCTGTGTAATCCATACCCAACTCTGCGAATATACTATTATTACTTGTCCAACCATATTGGTCTCTATGTGGATTCACTTTGTAGTTTTTCAAATCTAAATACTCATCTGAGTGTGGGTCTCCAAATACAATTTCAGCAGTTCTTCTAACATTACCTGCTACAACACACTTACCAATGAGATTCATTATGTCTACGATTGTTGTTATTGTAATTGGTTTACCACTATTCTTATCAAGAACCTTTCTAATTGCTTCGTGTACTTCTTGTAGTGGTTCATGTCCACTTGATACACCACCGAAACCACTTATTGGTTCTCCTGCTGGTCTTATTTTTGTGTAATCAAACTCTACTGGAGCAGTACCATGAAAGTAACTCTCTAACAACATACCAAGAGATTCAACCCATCCCTCTCTCGTATCTGGTATCTCAAATACTTGTTCGTCTCTATCTTTCTTTATACCTTTCACTATTATCTGTCCAGCACCTTTAGTATCAAAACCAACACCAACACCCAACATACTTGCGTCCATTAGAAATGTAAATGGTTTTGAATAGTCATCTTTTAGTGTTTCTGTTGATACAAATGCACAATTGTTTAGGGCAGCATATAAACCTTTTTCTTCTGTGATTGGTGTTCCCATTGCCCACAAACCACGACCTGGAGGCAAGAACTTCATATTAAAAATTCGGTCATACATTTCTTGTGCCGATTTCTGTGCCTGCCAAGGATTCCACCCTAATTGATGTGAGTCAATCCATTCTTTTTGCATGGAGTAAGTTCCCTCAACGACTCGTTTTATGGTCTCCCACCATCTTTCATTTTTTCCATCTTCTTTAATTCTTGAATAGGTTCTCATGTAAACTAATTCACCTAATCCATTAAAACCAAATGGTGGTTTTTTTCTTTTATACTTGTCTATAAAATTGTCTGATAATGTAAACTTCTCCATCTTCAAATTTCTCCGTAAATTTTTTTAAAATATTATTGTGTCCTACTTTAATTAGTTTTATATTCATATATTTCGGTAAACTATTTACCCCATTGAACTGAATTTTTTTGCTAATTCTTTTCTAACGAACTCCGAACCTTGATTCATCTTACCTTGTTGTTCTTGTCCACCATGTGAACTCTCTTCATAGATGAATATCTGACCATTAGAGGTATCCATCTTACAAGGTAAAGTCATACCATCTGGTCCAAAACGATTCTTGATTATATGCCATCTACCAGTTCCAGAAATCTTATCATTGACTTTACGACTCAAACTCATCACAAAGTCTGCTGTCATTACTTTACTATATGCCTCTGCTACTTTAGAAGCATCAATAACATCTTCTTCTAATGATGAACGATTTGCTTGAGAAGCAGTCCATATTGGTATTTCATATGTTCCTGCCAAACCTCTTAAATCTTCATAGATGTTACCGAGTGCGTGTCTGTGTTCTTTAGAAGAGGATATATCTCTAAGTAAATCTGCATAATCAACGATTACCATATCTGGTTCATAACCTGCTAATATTGTTTTCTCAATATGTGCTGATAGAGAATTTACAGTTGCCGTTCTTGTTGGAAAATATTTTATGACTAAATTACCTGGTAGGTTTTTAATCTTTTTTTCTATTTGTTCTTTTTCCCATTTCAAGTTTTGCAT